AAGATTAACATCGGTGCTTGTTGCTGCTACGCCTCTTAGAACTAATACTAAATCTTTATAAGCGCCGCTAATAGAAGTTAAAGATAAAGCGCCAGATAAAGATCCGCTGGCAATAGAAGTCATTCCTCCGCTTGAGGCTGTTGCCCAAGCAAGGCCTGTGGCTGCTGTTGAATCAGCAGTAAGTACCTGTCCATTTGTGCCAACCGCTAAACGCGCTGGAGTATCGTTTGCAGTTGCAGCAATTAAATCACCCTTGGCATCAACTATTGCATTTTGAATGGCGTTTGAATCATCTTGCGCAACCCATGAGTAATCTAAATCTGTGTTTGAAGCCTTGGCTAATACTTGCCCAGTTGTGCCGCCTTTGAGGTCGACCAATGCTGTATCTATATCCTGACCCAAGGCTGCAATGGCGGTAGCGCCATCCTTTACCAAGTCGGTTGACTGAGGAATATCCCAGCCAAAGTTAGTAGTTGTTGTTGCCATTACGCTACTGCTCCTATCGCATTTAGCCAGGTTAGGCTCGTATTAAGTGTATTCCAAGTTTCTGCTGCATTTACCTGCTCCCATTTTACCGCAACTTGGGAGAAGTTTATTGGAGAAGCGTTAAAAGTAACGCTCAGGTTGTTTAGGCTGGCTCTAAACGTCCAGCCCTCGATGTAACCCTGAAATGACCCGCCGTTGATATTGCCGGGCAGGTTTTGAATCCAGACTGGCTGGCCTAAGAATATATTGATCAAAGCATCTCGATCAGCATTATCAATTTCTGAGTTTCCAAGTACGAATGTAATTGCTTCAAATTTAGAGTATGGGAATGCTCGCAAGGCAATATATCGATCGGCTAAGGCTTCAGCATCGGCGGTATGTTTAATACGCGAAGTGTATTGCTCTGCATAAACACCATAAAGGATCTGGCTTTCAGCATTAGTAGCTGTGTAAGTTTGATTACCGTTATTGTTATAAGCAACGGTAAATGAGTTACGTAAATCGCCAGCGCGAGTAGTTGAGGATAGCCCTAGGCCGTTTGCGTGGTTTGCATCCAGGGTCGTATAGCCATTGGCCGCTAAATAGTCTTGGCGGTGAGTTTGATCGGCGTATCCGATGTTGCCGTTAGCATCCTCGTAAAGGACACCAAAAGCAGAATTGGCAATAGCGGTACATAATGAGTAGAGATCAGTTTTAGAAGATGATCGAGATATCATTGTGTAATCGCCCGGTCGATCGATCTCACCTAAACCGATATTGGCTGCATCATTCCAAGTTTCCGTCGGATCATAATTGGCCCAAGTTTGAGCTGCTGGAACTTCATTCCATTGACCAAATAGATATCCCTCGAGCAAAGTGTAAATCTGATCCCCGTCTTGATCCTGGCTCAATACTCCGTTATCGATAATTTTTGGCAGTTTAGATAAGGCTCCAAGAGCTGTGATGGTGGCGAGAGTTGTGTACCCAAGATCGCCTGCTTGGTTGACTGTGATGGTGAAGTCTGAGATATAGCCGCCAAAGATTGGAATATAAGTTCCAGATGAATTAGTTACCTCAACGGCAAGTCCAGTCCCAACCGTGAAATTGTAACTGAAGTTATTCAAGTTCATAAGCTGCAATTGGCAATAACCAGCGATCGGCTGCACGTTGATATCGGTACGCCCAGAAGTAACCGTTAAATTGGCTATGGTTACATTTGTAACCTCATCGCCATCGATGATGACTTTAAACGAAGGCGTATAGGCAGTCATTAGACAAAGGCCGCATTTCCAAGGGTTCCTCGAGCCGACGAGTCATTAAGAATTTGCACGATCTGACGGGCTGCGGATTCGCTATCAATCGCGCCATTGACCGTGATATTGGTAGTAGATACTGGTCTGACGTTCAAATAACTTGGAATGCCTGACGGAGTAACCGGGGTGGTAGGCGCTGACGGAGAAGATGCTCCAGAAAATGAAGAATTGCTAAACGGATTTAAATTGCTACCTAATTGCTTAGATAGATCAATTACTCGCTTGATTGCATTGTAAAGATTGTTAAAGAAAGTGACCACGCTGGCAAGGCCATCGATCAGTCCAGAGATTGCTTTGCCGACTATGCTCAATGCTGCGCCTAAAGTCTTGCTCAATATAGGTGCTAATACATCACGAGCGAACTCTGCAACTGCCTTGAATAATGTAAGAAGCGGTTTGAGTTCCTCGCTATTATCGCTTAGCGAATTTTTAACTAAGTTAAAAGCGCTGCGAAGTCCATTTGTAATAGGAGTTAGGAATTCGATTACTGGGCGCAACTTCTCGCCTAGATTATCGGTAAAATCTGCTATTGCTGGGATTACCTTTTGAACTATGGTTTCAACCAGCGGTGTGATAGCTGTGAGGATATAACCGCCGACGGTTTCCTTGCCTTCGTCAAAGGCTACCTGAAGTCTTGATAACTTGCCCTGAAATGTATCGGCTTTAGTAGATGCTTGGTTCTCAAAGGTGTCCGCTAATTTAGCTGTGATTTCTTCCATGCTCATTGTTTTTAATTGAGCAGATGTAAGTCCAATGCCTAATTTAGCAATTGAGGCTGTGTTGCCCTCAGCGGCCTTGGCCATTGCATTGGTAACGGCTTCGAGTGATTTGCCTGAACCAGCTGCGACATCGATCGCAACTGTCTGTAACTTTTGAGCCTTCTCAACGTCTCCAGTAGCCCGGGCTAGTCGCTCGAGCGATGGGCGGAGATCCTCATCGGTAATTCCAAAAGCTAGTGAGGTTTGAGTTATATAATCTTCTGTAGCCTTAATTTGTTTATCAGTCGCATTAGTTACATTTTTAAGAGTAAGTGCTAACTTTTCCTGAGCGGCTGCATCCTCAATTGCAGACTTGACTCCATCGATTGCCAATTTGCCGGCATAGGCAACGGCTGCCGCGCCTGCCGCTGCAAAGGCTAATCCAGCCTTCTTTCCAAAATCTGAAACCTTATCGCCAAAGGACATTACATCCTTATCGGCCTTATCAAGATTCTTAGTGAAGTTATCGACATCAGCAAGAAGCTTGAGCGTTAGCGCTCTTGTACCTGTTGCCATTAGCCCCACTCCTTCAAAATCTTAGTAAATGATTCTGACCATCTAGCCACGATCTGCGGTTGAATCTTGCGAAGCGTTGGATAGATAAACCAGCCCTTAGAGCCTCGACCTTCTCGGCCTGACCAGACAGGGAACTGCCTATATTTGTTAGATCCGAATTCAGTACCGCCCCAGATATCTCTAGTGGTTGCGCCACCTGAAAACTTCTGAGAAGCAAAGCCATAAGTAATCTCGCCGATACGGCTTGACTTCTTAACCCGAGAACCCTGAGCAATGCGCCCTGAGACTTTAGTGTTATTGCCTTTGCTAGCAGTCTCAATAACCTCAGCCCGGGCGAATTCAGCCAGAGCGCCTGATTGGCGCTTGGCCTCTTCGTTGGCTTCTTCACCCATATTCCTTAACGCCTTAAAGACCTGGCGCAGTTCAGTCTGGTCAAGTGCTACTAGTTCACTTGCCATTACGCTGCTCCAATATCTCTATTGCTGTAAGAATATCCTCGGCACTTTGCCAATGATCCATAGGGATCTGAGTGGCTATTGCCAGTTCTACCAAGAGTCGGCTTACGCTTCCCCTTGAATGGCTTTTGGGTTTCCTTCACCTACTTCAACATCTGCGACCGATTCCATCCAGACATCGAGTGTCTTGGTTGGCTGACCGCCTGCTTCGCGCTTCATTGCTGAATGCGTTACATAAAGAATGTCCCACATGCCACCAAATTGAGAGATAACCTTTTTAGTTGTCATCTCCCATTTGGCGTAATCAGGTGGGCGAACCAGGTAAGTGGTTTCCGATCCATCAATATATTTAATTGTGATTTGCTGTTGCATTGTTTGCTCCCGTTTCTATTGTTTAGCTGAAGGTCTCTGAGACCGCGCCGTTTGATACCAAGAAAGTGTATGACACTGTTTGAGCATCCATGCCCGAACCGCCGACTGTTGGGTAAGAAGGCTTGATTGGGAATGAAAAGACTGCGCCTGTTGCGGCTGTGAGGGTTACGGTGATATCTGTGTCTGGTGATCCATCGCAAGCGGTCCAAAGTGCTTCGCATACTGAAGAAGTCTTGCCCCAGTCAGCCAGCATATCAAGTTGGAATGTTGCTGTGACGTTAGTGGTCTTGTAAGCCTCGCCATCAAGTGTTTGATAGGTCTGACGATCAAGAACCTTTGTCAAGACTGCGTTTGTTGCTTGTGCCTCGATATCTGTTCCACCTGTGAAAGAGAGAGAAATATCGCGACCTGTGATTACTGTGGTTGCCATGATTCTCCTTTATGCGGTTTGTGTGTAGTAGGTAGAAACTCTTACATCGCTAATAAGCAAAGTAGATGCTCCAACTTGTGTAACTGTGGGTCTTTCGACTGAACTGACTATGTATCCCGCCGGGATTACTGCCAGAACACTTAGAATGAGTTGCTCGATATTATCCAAGCTGGCTGGATTTGAGTTATAGGCAACTGCTACTGAAATGGTCATATTGATCTTTGTGCGGATCGCTGACTTACTAATCGTCTCAAGTTCTAAATATG